GCTAAATATACACAATACAAAGGAAATAGGAGAACCAAAAAGAAATGGCAACCCAAAACCTCAGAATTAACAACGGATTGTCCGTGGGCGAGATAGTCATTGACGCCTCGAACAACACCATAACAGGTCTTACCACAGCGGCACCAATTGCCGACGGTGACGTGGCCAACAAGAAATACGTAGACGATGAGATCGGAGGGATCTCAAGCACATCAATATCAGATGGCAACAGCAACATTACAGTATCGGACTCAGGCGACGGCTCTATAGTGGCAACAGTGGATGGAAATGCCGAACTGACCATAACCGATCAAGGTGTGAGAGTACATGGCAACCTTACTGTGGACGGTACAGAAACTATTGTAAACACAACAACATTATCAGTAGAGGACAATTTGATCGAGGTCAACAGAAACGTGTCATCAAATGCAGGAATGCCTACGATATCTGGTATGGTTGTGTCAAGAGGAGAAGGATCTACCGCCACTGAACAAGCACTTTATTGGGCATGGGATGAATCTTTTGCGGATGACGGCAGTACAATTTACGGCAACGCAGGAGGTGCCTGGACAGCATTCAAAGCCGCAAGGGGTGACGAGACAGGACCGGGCAACGAAGCACTAGTGGACATCAGGGCCAACGTTATACACGCTCTTTCAACATCGGCTCAATACGCCGACGTGGCAGAGAGATTTGCCGCGGATGCTCCAATGACCGAAGGTGCGGTTGTGATGCTTGGTGGACAACAAGAGATAACCGAGACAACAGAAGACAAATCAACAAAAGTTTTTGGTGTAATTTCATCCAAACCGGCCTACGCCATGAACGCTCTGGCAGGAAACAACGAGTCACACCCATTTGTGGCCATGACTGGTAGAACTCCTGTGAAGGTTACGGGTGCTGTCAACAAAGGTGACAGGCTTGTGAGCTCAGCGATCAAAGGCACTGCTAGGGCAGTGAGAGAGGGTGAAGATATCAACCCGTTCCACGTTATCGGCAGAGCTCTCGAGGCCAAAACAGACGCCGGAATAGGCATGGTAAATTGCGTGGTGAGAACCAACAACTAATAAGTACTTTTACTCTTCCATTACAAAAGGGCGGCCTCTGTGTCGCCCTTTTCATTTCTGCACTAAATACACGTACAGTTTGGCCTACTACGTAACAGGGCTCTTTGGACCTATGTCCACTGACAGAATTATAACGGGAGACCTCACAGTATGGCCATTGGTCGTATATCGGGTTCGGTGTTGAAGTCAAACTTGACTAGAAACGGCACGGACCTCGCATTTGAAACAAACCTATTATATCTCGACGTGACCAATTCACGAATAGGTATAGGCACTTCCGAACCCACAACAGCACTAGATATATCCGGCACAGTGAATGCGACAGCATTCGTTGGAGATGGTTCTGGCTTGACCGGAGTCAGTGTTGACACAAACATACAATTGGTTGGTGATGACTCCACAGGCGCTGTGCTGGCAACAGGCGAAACTTTCAAGATAGCAGGTGGTACCAACATCACCACAGCAGTGTCGGGCGATACCCTCACAATCACTGGTCCCGACCTAACAAACTACCTACAGGACACAGGTACACAGACCATTGATAATTTGTCTTTCGATGACAATATAATCTCAACATCGTCTAACGCGGATCTACTGCTGTCACCTGGCGGAACTGGTGCTGTGGTCATCTCTGGACTGAGTTTTCCAACAGCGGATGGATCCAATGGACAGGTTTTACAGACCGACGGTTCGGGCAACCTAAGTTTCGCAGACAGCTCGGGAGGTGGAGGCGGCAACAACACAGCAACATCAGAATTCCAATACAACAGACTGACCACGTCATCGACCATGATCGACCAGTTCGATCTCGAGGAATATCGTGCCGCGGTATATCACATAGGCATAGAAGATGTCACTAACTCATTGATCGGACACGCCTCTGTGAATCTGGTCCACGACGGAACGGACGCCTACATAACACAGTATGACCAAAACGAGGACAGCACGAACTTGATCACAGTCAGTGCGGCCATAAGCGGAACCAAGGTTCAGTTGTCGGCACAGGCCAATGCCCAGAGTTCTCACGTGAACTTGAGGATATACAGGGTGGCGCTCGGTGATCATCATGAGACTGTGTCTAACACCAACAGCAAGATCATTGTAAGCACTACTGCTATAGAATCTACTGCCACGACCATCGATCAATTCACCAAAACAGATATCCAAGGTGCCAAATATTATATCTTGATCAAGAACGCTACCAATAACGATTATCAAATATCACAGATGAGTTTGACCCATGACGGCACTAACATCTACTTTAACGATTACGCGAAGACGTCTACCAACGACAATCAATACATCGCGTCATTCGAAGCAGACATATCGGGTAGCACCGTAAACCTTAAGGCAATAGCAGGCGGGGGAACAGAAGCAACCGCCACCATGTACAGGATCGATCTTGGTTCTGCCACAAAGTTAGGAGAATACGACAATGTGTATTATGGAAAAGCCGGAGACGTGGATTCGAGCATACAGACCATAGACAGTTTTGATGCTTTTGAGAGACGCACCGCAAAATATCTCATCAGCATAGGCAACGCCAATGACAGCGAGTATCAGAATTCCGAAATAACACTGACCAACGACGGATCAGATGCCTACATCATCGAGTCAGTGGTTAGGACCGGAACCACTGACATGGCCACGTTTTCAGCGGATGTGACGGCAGGACAAGTCAGACTAAGAATGCAGGGCACAAGTTCAAACAATGTAATATACTTTGCTAGGTTGAGCCAAGTATCTCCTGTGATTTACAGGGCGACCAATCACACGGTGAACAATTTTTATCTCGACGGACAGAACATACAGTTCCATGATACTATATTTGATCTTTCGGGCACGACAGGAGCACTGACACTGCCAACAGGCACCACGGCACAACGTCCTACCGGCGTCGATGGTATGATCAGATACAACTCTTCTTTGAGCCGTTATGAAAAGTGGGACGGCTCCAATTTCGTTGACCTTTTACAGGCGGCAACCGCAGTCGCAGACACGGCTAACGTTTCATTACCATCACCAGTAACAGGCATCGGAACTAACCAAACTGTAATAGACACTTTTACTACCACCAGTTTTGACTCTGCTTACTACTATGCGGTTACCAGAGACGAAATCAATAACGAAACTGCAACGGAAAGGTACAGTGTTGTTCATAATGATGTTTCTGCTTTTGTATCCGCATCGAATGGTGTGCAGTCAGGTACAAATGACCAAATATCGATCGACGCGGATGTATCAGCAGGTTCAGTAAGGCTTTTAGCCACAGGTACTTCTGTTGTCAACTCGGTGAGCCTGTACAGGATAGGTTTAGGAGACAGCACCACCGCCTCTACAGCAGGAAACACTGCCACTGTGCTCAACACAGATGTCGACAGTGCAGTGGAGGATCTGGATACTTGGAGCGCCACTACATACAGGGGAGCGAAATATTTTATCAGTATAAATGCCGCCAATGGTGAGCTAGGAAACGTTGAAGCGGTTGTGGTTCATGACGGATCATCGTCATTTATAACACAGTACAATGACATCTCAACAGGCAATAATTCACTTATAACACTAAGCACGGACATCAGTGGAGGAAATGTGAGGTTGAGGGCATCCGCTAACACACCAAACCTCAATGTCAAAATGTACAGAATACTGTTGGGCGATTCGGAAACTACCGCCACAGGTGACAACATTAAAACCGTAGGTGCTTCCTCTATTAGTAGCAGTGCCACTTCTATAGACACGTTTTCAACAGACAGTTACACAGGTGCCCAGTATGTTGTAGTGGCCTATAATGAGGCAGAAGGTGCGGCCAGCATATCCGAGGTAATGGTCGTGGAAGACGGATCAGATGCCTATGTGAGTACGGGTCCTATCGTTTCAACAAAAGATTCCGACCAGCTCACATTCACCGCGGCACTGTCAGGCACAACTGTGACCCTGTCAGCGGCATCAACGTCGGGAGGATCGACCACAGTCAACGCTTTCAGGGTGGCACTTTACAGACCAGAGTCAGGAGCCTCGACATCGGAACAGGTTTTGATCACTCCGGATCAGACTATTACAGGCGCCAAGACGTTTGACAGCCCTATTGCTTTAACAGTGGGTTCAGATCCTTCAACTGTCGCCAACAAAGCACACATCTATGCCAAGGATGAAGCGTCCAGCGCCGAGGTGTTTGTCAGAGACGAGGCCGGAAACGTTACTAAAATTTCTCCACACAACAAAGCGGGTGAATGGGAATATTTTTCTCGAAACACAAAAACTGGTAAAACAGTTCGTATCAACATGGAAGAAATGATACGTGATATAGAAAAACTCACCGGTAAAACTTATATAAAAGACGAATAGTTGACAAATATACTATTCTAGTGTATAAATAGCGTTACATAACAACACACACACAAACACAAACAAAAGGAGAATGTTATGGCAAACACAACACGAAACGGCTATGAAATCAGGGCCGATTTATTAGGACTAGCGAAACAAATCGCTGAGTTCAACTATTCAATCAAACTTAACGAGTTCGAAACGTCTGTGAGAAAAGATGGTGAGAAAGTGGTAACTGAATTCAAGTACCCAGCGATCCAGGCAGAAGACATCATCGCCACGGCACAGAAGTTCAACGACTTCGTGACCAACTCTGTGCCGCAAGGCAACGAGACTGCGAAGATATTGATGGAGAACATGCAGAACTACACCAGCAACATCCAGAAGCAGTTGACCGAGAACATGAAGCCGGAAAAAGTCCAAGAAAACCTAAAAACTTTCCAGGACAATATCAAAAAGGCCTCAGAGGCTTTCTTCAACGGAGTTCAAAAATAACAATAATACACAGGGCCCTCGCAAGGGGGCTCGTGTCTAAAGGAAAAAATTATGTGGCCCTATAATCATTGCGAATGGAAAACCATAACATATGGTGTGACCAAGAAAACTAAATCTTCATTCAAGAAACACAAGACATTGATACTGATGAGCACTGTCCCAACAATCACGTTGATATGGATGTTGTCATTGTTATTATTTTCATAGACCATGCAACTACCAAACGCAGGCAACTTCCAAGAATACACACATGAGTTAGAATGGATGGAATGCTATTGGAAACAAATCCATGGAATGGTGCATCTGGTTACCGCATTCACATATCCATGGTTAAAGTAATATTATTTTTATTGATTTTTGTATCTGGATGCACGTCTATAAAAGACTGCAAGGTTGCTCCAACTGTGGAAATTGAAAAAACAGAAAAAACAGAAAACACAGATAAAAAACAACAAGATGGGGCCATGGATGCTATAAGAGAAAGCATAGACAACGCCAAACCCGGTGGACGGGTAAAGTGTGAATTTTAAACTATAAGATCCAAAATCGTCTGCAGTTTTCCTTTGATACTCTTGTTATTAAGAGTATTCCTCAAACCGGCATGTAGGTTTTTTGGCCAGCATTCAAAAGCACACCAGGCATAACTGGAATGCTCATGATTCAATTTAGGTAAAAATTCATCCTGTACCGCAATCACATATGTATTGAAATAAAATTTAAGATCATTTGATGTGAAAAGTTCTAACGGAATTACTTTTTTAAACGTAGGGGTCGACCCCAATTCTTCGTTTATTTCTCTTTTAAGTCCCTCAAAAGCACTCTCCTCAAAACGGTTTTTTCCACCCGCTAACCCCCATAAACCTTTGGTTTTTCCTTCTGTTCTCTGAAGAAATAGGAACCGTTTGGTGTTGACCGCATAGAACAATGCTCCTGAACAAACTATACTTTTTTCCATTTAATTATTATAGCACGAGTGTCCACTTGCCAGCAACATATATTCCTTCATAACTTTTGACCCATGTTCCGTCTGTGAATTTATATTGTATGCCCGTGTTTAGATTGGTAACATATGCCAGTGTCGAATCGGGATCCGATGCGTCCCACACAACGTCCCATTCGTCATTTGTTGCGTCGTACTGGATTATATCATTTTTGCTGGCTGGTCTGTGTTTCCATTTTTGAGAAAAGAACCAGGATTTATCTGCGGTGTTATCAGTGTCGCTGGCCACTTCATCTGTGTCATCCGCACCGTCTGTCCTCAGTTTTCCTATGTCTTCCGTGATTAGGTATCTGGTACCATCTTCGGGAGAACTTCCAGGATCAAAAGTCAACGGATTCACTATCTTGCTTACTGCAGTCAAGGTGTTGGCAGGTATAGTATCACTATCTATACTAAAAACCAGAATGGATTCGTCTAGTGGCGAGGGAGCGATGGTTCCTACCACTTCGTTTCCGTTTTCCTGCTGTAATTTAACCTGAGATATACCGTTCGTTATTTTTCCATACTGATTCAATAATGTATTCCAATTAATTGGTGGTCCAAAAACCGAAAACGGATCAAGATCAGAATTTGCTTTTGCTCCTGTGTAATAACCATCACCACCAGAAGACACATTAATACCAGTGGTGCCCAATAGTCGTAATTGGTTTCCAGTAAGTAGAACATTGAAACTGCCCGGTGTGATGTAACTCCTGGATAGTAACGATCCATCTATAAGTCCTTTTGATATGCCTCCATCGTCGTCGTACACGCTCATAATAATTTTTTCTATAACCCCCAATTTAGAAACTTTTACAGGTGGTGATAACCAAATAGGCATGCTGAAAGACATACTGGCAACATCTATCTCCGACTCGGCACCTACCGGTATCGTTCTCGAACTGAAATTTACACCCGTCAGTTCGATGTAACTCAACGATGTCCAGTCTATGTAATTGTCTGATTTTTGAATTTCAAAATCCGGATTGAAAAGATACAGTATCTGTTCCAATATCTGCAATTTCATATCGGTATTTGTTGTGAAAATATCTGCCTGTACTTGAAGCCTGAACGGTGATGGCATGACTTTTTCGATGGTGTATCCTGCTCCGAGATTATTGTTGAACGTGCCGTCGTCATTTCTATCACGCTGTTTCAAATGTTGCTTTTCTATGTGATAGGGATTCTGCATCCTGTCTCTGTCATATTCTAGATTGGTGATGTAAGCGGCTATCTTTGGAGCATAAACCAAAGAATTTTCTGAATTCTGTTTGAGAATGTTGGCAACTTGCCTAGTGACGTCTCCATACACCACAGGAACCTGTTTCAGAGAGATCTGTCCATCGGCCCCCTTGCCGACCTCGATGTTGAAATTACTTAATACCCTTATGAATTGAGTTAAAAATTTCCTTATTTGTCCTTCGTAAAAATGTAACATTAATCATCGGCCTTTGGTTTAAGTGCATCAGTTAACGACTGCCTTTGTTCCACGGTCAATCCATTAATGGTGCTACTCGAGGTGTTGTTAATAAATGATGTTTTATAAGTGGATCTGCTGTCGTTGTTTGTGGTAGTCAATCTAACAGCATCTTCGACTTTGACCCATCTAGTGCCATCGTAACGGAATAATCTATTAGGCAGGTAATCTGTTCGCAGAAAATAGTCACCCTGGTCGACTCCCGAAATAGGAAAACTTGTTCCATGCCCGGACACATAACCGTTGGGCGGTATTCCGTCACCGTCGATGTAAAAGCCATAATGACTTGCGGCGGGAGTGTCGAGCACAGCGTTTATGGATTGATCGGAACTGGCACTACCTTCTGAGATACCTTCTTTTCTCACGTTTCCTCGTTCGTCTATAGGAGTAACATAGTACTGCTTGTAATTGAATCCAGATTTTGGTGCATCTGCTTCTGCTTGTGACACGATCTGTGTGTTTATTTCTTTTTCTCTATTATAAGTGCTCATGTATGAACTTAGGCTATTTCCAGTATCACCGACTTCTTTATCCAGGATATCTTTATATTCTTGAGAATCAACAATAGATTTCAATTTCAATCGTAATAGGTGAGGCCACCAAGTTTGCGAAAAACCTTCCGCCGCTCTATTCACATCTTCTATGACATAAAACCTTTTGAGTGCTATAGGAATGTTTTCGTCTAAGGAAAAATCATCTTTCATGTGTGGCAATTCTAATACATCGCCCGACATTGGTTTCCTGCCAATTCTTTCAACGATATCATTGAGGTGCACAGTCATAAACACTGTGTCATTCTGCAGGAACATTCCAAACTGGCTGAGATTAAAATCAATATCCTGCACATTGTAGATACCTCTAACAATGTAAACATCTTGCGAATATTTCCTGTCTCTGTTTTCTAAAAACAGGAGGTCTTGAATGGTTCTTTCGTTCAAAGAGTCCCCAGAATAATGAGGTTGTGTAGGTGATGCATCACCATCCTTGGTGCCTGTTTCTCCCTGATTGTAGGGGCCTAAATATTTGTGAAGATATACATCGGTCCCTCCGACTGTGAACATCTCTTTGATGTTCTTGTCAAAAAATTTGTAATCATTGCCTTTTTCTGGCTTATACAATGAAAGTCTTGGCATATCACACATATTTATTGAAAGGAGCATTACCATAAATATGTGTATGTCAGAATTACAGACCGCACAACAAGAGATATTTGATTACGTCAAAAACAACCTCGGTGAGGGCATGATAGACGTAGAATTAGACCCAAAACACTATCAAACAGCACTGACTAGAGCCGTTGATAGATACAGGCAACGTTCATCAAACGCAACTGAGGAATCATACAGTTTTTTAGAACTGAAAGAAAATCAAAACAAATACATACTTCCGGATGAAATAATCAATGTCAGACAAGTGGGTAGAAGGACAGTCGGATCCAGGACCGAGGGTGGACAAGGAGGAACATTGTTTGAACCTTTCAACTTGGCGTACACCAATACCTATCTATTAAGGGCAGGGGCAACCGGTGGTTTAGCAACCTATTTCGCATTCGCCAGTTATCAAGAACTTGTTGGCAAAATGTTCGGATCCTTCATACAGTTTCATTACGACAACGCGACAAAAACCTTGACAATAACACAAAGGCCGAGAGCAGATTCCGAAACGGTTGTGCTCCATTGCGATAATTTTAGACCAGACATAACTTTGTTCAGAGACATTTACTCCAAACCATGGCTGAGGGACTACACCCTAGCAGTCTGTAAAACAATGCTAGGTGAGGCAAGAGGCAAATTTAACACCATAGCAGGACCACAAGGAGGAACAAGTTTAAACGGAGACGTCTTGAAACAGGAAGGCCAATCCGAAATGGAAAGATTAGAACAAGAAATCAACAACTATCAAGAAGGTGGCTCACCTTATAGTTTTGTTATCGGTTAATTCACACAATTTCAATATTAAATACACAAGAAAAAAGGCACAAGAAAGGCAGTACATTATGGCAAACAAAAAGAAATACTTTTCTAAATTATCTCAACTATCTTTCAGACAATTGAAACAACTGACAATAGGTCTCGAAGTTCTACTCAAGGCAGGACCAAATTGGAAAATAACATATCATATGTTGTCGGCAGTTAGGGAAATCAAAAAAGAACTTGAAAAAAGACTGAAGAACTGTTAATATAGTTCTTTATGCTTATAGGTATCGTTGGATTAATAGGATCCGGTAAAGACACTGTTTCTAAGAGACTGGAAACCATGCATGGTTTCCGTAAAGATTCATTTGCCAAAAGTCTCAAAGATGCCGTTTCATGTATGTTCAATTGGGACCGTGAGATGTTGGAAGGTAAAACCAACGAGAGCAGAGCATGGAGAGAAAAGCCCGATAAGTTCTGGAGTGAAAAATTTGGAAAAGACGTAACTCCACGTTGGGTGCTTCAACATTTTGGAACAGAGGTAATGCGTGAAAATATGTTGGACTCGATATGGATAGATAGTTGCATGTCTAGGTACAAGGGAGAGAACACAGTTATCTCGGATACACGGTTTGAAAACGAAATAAAAACAATACGAAATAATGGTGGCAAGATTATTTTAGTCAAAAGGGGACAGGATCCTGAATGGTTTGTATCATACGTTGAAGGAAATATTGCGCCAACCAACGTACACTATTCCGAGTATGCCTGGGCGAAATCTGATTTTGATTACACAATAGAAAACAATGGCACGTTGAAAGACCTACACCAAAAGGTCGATGCCGTTATTCATCAACTTCAAGATCACCAATAGTCCAACCTAAATCTTGGGTGCTTTTTAGGCGTTGGCAATTAGCACAAATCGTTTTAAGATTGAATATGGTTACATTATTTCTATTGCCATCTATGTGATAAACGTTCAACTGTTGGTGTATCACCGCTTTGAATCCACATAGCTCGCATTTGTTCTTTTTTTTGTATCCTGCTTTCTGCCATTTTGCTAACACATTTGTTTTGAGTTTTTTCTGTTTTCGAATACAGGTATCACACTGTGTCCTATAGTAGATTTTGCCATTTTTTGAATAGGCGTATGCCCTAGGTTTAGAAAGACAGTTTGTACATAAAGGTCTACGCATTTACATATTTACGTGCCCTATATAGGCACCAAAAAACAAATAATTATGCCTACTTTTACCGCATACGCAATAAATACATCTAGTTACACTTGCAAGGAGAACAAGAATGGCATTAACATCACCAGGAGTAGAAGTTTCAGTAATAAACGAAAGTTTCTACGTTCCAGCAGATGCTGGTACAACACCACTTTTTATAGTGGCAACACAACAGGACAAATCAAATGGTGCCGGCACAGGTACAGCCGCTGGAACCACAACCACTAACGCTAACACAGTATATCTTATTTCATCTCAGAGAGAATTAACAGAAACTTTCGGAGATCCAAAATTTTATACAGATGCTTCAGGCAATCCAATCAACGGTTATGAGTTGAACGAATATGGATTACAAGCGGCTTATTCATTTTTAGGAATAGCCAACAGAGCATTCGTTCTAAGGACCAACATCGACTTGGCAGAACTGTCAGGCAGTGCTACGGCGCCAACCGCTTCTCCTACTAACGGCACTTACTGGTTCGACCTTAGCACAACTGTTCCTGGTTTATTTGAATGGAGCAAAACTGATCAGGCATTCACCGCGGTTACTCCGATCTACATCACATCAACAGATGATCTTGTAGGCGGTGTGTCTACAGGAGCACCAAAAACATCTATTGGATCAATTGGTGATTACGCTATCAACACTACACACGTAACAAACAAGACTTATTACAAAAATGACTCAAATGCTTGGGTACAAGTTGGAAGCCAAAATTGGCACACTAGTCATCCAGTGATTGAGGGCACAGCAACATCCGGAGTTTTAGTAAATGGGAACTCGATTGTTATCAATGGAGTCACTGTTACTTTATCTGGAACTAATTTTGCGGCACTAAAAACATCTATTAACGGTGCTAGTATTCCAAACGTAACTGCTGATGTAGATTCAGTGACAGGAAAATTCCAGTTATTCCACAATGGCAGAAATGTCGGCGATTCAACCGGTGCCAATTCTATCAGGATTGAAAACGTATCAGGAACAATTTTAACAGTAACAGGTATCACAGCAGGTCTTTACAACGGAGTCCAATTACTGCAGGCTCCACACACTTCAAGACCAGAATGGAAAACAGCGGGCGAAGATAGACCTACAGGCAGTGTTTGGTTTAAGACCACAACTGCTAACTCGGGAGCCGATGTAGTTGCAAAACTTTACAGTTCGGCAACAGGTGTTTTCTCAACAGTTGATGCTCCACTTTATGCCACAAACCATGCGGCGATATACGGACTAGATCCGGTCAACGGTGGTACAGTATTGGCGGCTGGCGATCTATACACACAATACAATATAACAGAACAAAGTATATTGGAAGACCAAGACACAACTCCGGCACTACAAGATTTTCAAATCTTTAGATTCGAAGGTGGTGCTACCACAATTACTTCAAATGATACATCACCTAGTTTCACTAGTTCACACAGTTTCTACATTCAAGAAAGTATCAAGGCGCAGTCAGCATTGAATACAGCAAAACTTGTGACACTGGGAGGAACAGGCGCAGATGACTTTGTGGCGGCAGTGAGTGCGGCTGGGTTGACTAACGTGTCAGCAGAAGTATTATCAACAGGAGCAATAAGAATGACACATGCTCTTGGTGGAGAGTTCAGAATGTGGCAAGTAACAGGCACTGCGTTAGACGACGCGGGATTTGGAACAGCCAATGGTCACTCATACGGAACCTACACACAAAATTCTGCAACATTAGTTG